TCGGTTAAACAAATAAGGTTATTTATTTATGGAACTGGTAAAAATATCCAAGATTATCCCCAACCCAGCCAACCCACGCATCATCAAGGATGATAAGTTCAAGAAGCTGGTGAAGTCAATTGAGGACTTTCCGCAGATGCTTGAGCTGCGCCCCATTGTGGTGGATAGCAATATGGTTGTCTTGGGTGGCAACATGCGCCTCAAGGCTTGCCTTGCTGCTGGCCTTACGGAAGTGCCTGTGCTGATTGCCGACCACCTAACCGAGCAGCAGAAGGCAGAGTTTATCATCAAGGACAACGTGGGCTTCGGTGAATGGGATTGGGAAATCCTTGCCAACCAATGGGAAGCCGACTCACTTGTGGAGTGGGGGCTTGATGTTTGGCAGCCAGCGCAAGAGCCGGACTACTCAATTCTTGATGAGGAGGACTTGAGCGATGAGCTTGCCGATATGGAAAGCGGAGTACGAAAAGCCATACAGATTGAGTTTGAAGCCGAACACTACGAAGAAGCCCAAACCCTTGTGAAGTTCTGGCGTGAGCGTGAGGCCTACATCGGTGGTATGATTATAGAGTACCTCAAGGCCGAGAAGGACAAACTATGATAGCCTGCATCCCAACCAAGAACCGACCAACCACAAAGACATACCAGTTGTTTGAGGAGGTTGGGATTAAGGCATTCCATTTTGTTGAGCCTCAAGAGTTTGAAAAGAGCCCCCTGCCAAATAAAATCAACATCCAGCAAAACAATCAAGGCATCGCCTATGTGCGCAACTTCATTATTGAATGGGCAAAGGCAAGCGGTGAGCAATGGGTTGTGATGTGCGATGACGATGTGAATCAGTTTGGTTTCTATAAGAACGGGCTGAAGCACAAAGCTGGTGCTGGTATTTGGTTTGACATCAAGCAAAAGGCGGAACAACTACCCTTTGAAATGTTTGGCATCAACTACCTGCAGCATGCTTGGCACGAAAAGAAGGCCTACTCAATCAACAAATCATTCGTTGAGGTTTGTGTGCTACTGAACGTGCAGAAGATAAACTGGTCATACCGCAAGGAGTTCAACCTAAAGGAGGACAGGGACTTCGTGCTGCAGGCAATCAAAAAGGGTAACGGAGTGGTGAAGTTCCACAAGCACTACTACAACTGCCCAGCCGTAGGCACAAACAAAGGCGGCCTGCAAACAGAATACCAAGCAAAGCGTGATGAGGATTCAGCATACAAAATGTACTATGAGTACGCACCCCACACCAAGATGCAAAACAAAGACGGCAGGATAGACGTAAAGATTGACGTAGCAGCATACGCAACACAAAACAAAAGGATAGTGAAATGAAAAAGGTTGAACTAACCCCAATCCCACACAACGTCAAGATAGGCGATGTGTGTCCACAGATAACCCCAAACATCACGGAGGACTGTGTGTTCACCTACGAGGGTGTTCCGGTTGGCTTCTATATGCGCAGCCTAACCGAAAAGGGCAAGCAGCTTGCACAGATAGCCAACACCGAACTGCGCACCAGCCGAGTACCAAAATCCGTAATGGACAGAAAGCGTCCGCTGGGTGAGGATGAGAACGGCAAGAAGCAATACCTTGTGGTTTCGCAGTACTCAACCATCATCGGCAGCGTGCCTCCCAAGCCACACATGCGCAGGCCATACCCAACCATCAGCAGCGTACACGGGGTGAAGTCAGCAAGCACCTTCATCAAAGCAATGCTGATGCTCTGCAAGGAATCGGAAGGCATCATACGGGACATCATGCCCGAACAATACGAAGCCCAAAAGAAGCTGCTTGAAAAGACAGACAAGAAGTGGCGGTTCGGTGACCTGTTCACCAGCAGCATTTCAAACTACAACATCCCTGCACCATTCCACCGTGATGCAGCCAACATCATCGGTGCGGTAAACGTCATCATCACCAAGCGTGAGAATAGCATCGGGGGCAACCTGAACATCCCCGACTACGGAGCAACAATTGACCAATGCGACAACTCAATACTGGTGTACCCAGCATGGCGCAATATGCACGGAGTAACGCCCATTGAACCAACGGCTGAAGGTGGGTACCGCAACTCGCTGGTATTCTACCCCTTAAAATCTTTTGAAAATGTCTAACAGAGTTGAACACACAAAAAGGGCATTGATTGAAGCAATGGAAGCCTCGCTTGGCGTGGTGACAACCGCCTGCAAAAAGGTAGGCGTAAGCCGCACCACGTTCTACGAGTACTACAATACGGACGCAGCGTTCAAGAAAACGATTGATGAACTGGAGGCCGTAGCCCTTGACTTTGCAGAAAGCCAGTTGCATGCCCAGATAATGAAGGGCAGCACGGCAGCCACCATCTTCTACCTCAAGACAAAGGGCAAGAAGCGTGGGTACATTGAACGCCAAGAGATAGAAGCCGTAGGCGGTAAGATGTTCCAAATAGAGGTGCTTGGGGAAGATACAGACCAATAAGGTATTCAACCACCTCAAGCGCAGCGACAAGAAGATAGTCGTTGAGCAGGGCGGCACTCGGAGTGGGAAGACATACAACATCCTGCTCTGGGTGATTTTCTATTACACCGACCAACACACGGACAAGACCATCACCATCTGCCGTAAGACCTTCCCATCGTTGCGTGCTTCGGTGATGAGGGACTTCTTTGAAATCCTGCGGCAGAACGACCTGTACCGTGAGGACTATCACAACCGGTCAAACCACGAGTACTACCTCAACGGCAACCTTGTGGAGTTCATCAGCCTTGACCAGCCACAAAAGATACGAGGCCGCAAGCGTGACCTGCTTTACATCAATGAGGCCAACGAGCTAACGTATGAGGATTGGCAGCAGCTCATCCTGCGTACCGAAGGCAGGGCAATCCTTGACTACAACCCATCGGATGCGTTCCATTGGATATACGACAAGGTTGTCCCCCGTGATGACTGCGACTTCTTCCAGACCACCTACCTTGACAACCCGTTCCTTGATGCCAACGTGCGCAGCGAAATTGAACGCCTCAAGGAAACCGATGAGGACTATTGGCGTATCTATGGTTTGGGTGAGCGTGGCATGAGCCGTGCCACCATCTTCCAGTTCGGAGCAACAGACGTACCCAGCAACGCAAGGCTCTTGTCAATGGGGCTTGACTTTGGTTTCACCAACGACCCCAGCGCACTTGTTGCCGTGTATGAAGCAGACGGTTGCCTGTACCTTGATGAGCTGCTATACCAAACCGGCATGACCAACAATGACATCGCCAACGTGCTGACCTCGCTGGGTGTTGACCGCAGGAGTGAGGTGTATGCCGATAGCGCAGAACCCAAGTCCATTGAGGAGCTATACCGCAGGGGCTACAATGTGAAGCCCACGGCAAAGGGTGCGGATAGCGTGAACGCTGGCATTGACATAATGAAACGCTACAAGCTATTCATCACACCACGCAGCAAGAACCTTGAAAAGGAGCTGCGCAACTACAAGTGGACAGAGGACAAGAATGGCAACCTGCTGAACAAACCCATTGACGCATTCAACCACGCTATTGATGCCGCACGATACGCTATCTTTAGCAAGAAAAACAACCCCAACTTCGGGCGATATTCAGTACGATGATTTTTGTAGCAGGCAAACTGGGTGGTGTATTTTACCACCGACTTCAAGTACCATACGAAGACCTGATGCTTCGGGGCTATATGGTCAAGTTCGGGCAGCTTGATGAGCTGGACAAATACAAGGGTGCTATCACGCATCTGGTCATTAACAGGGGCGTAGCCACTAAGAACCACAGGGCATTCAGAGGTATGCTCAACAAGCATGGCATAAAGCTGATTCTTGACCTTGATGACTGGTGGGTATTGCCACGCCACCACGCCAATAGGAACGCCCTTAAGACAAGCGACATCCTGTGGAGCATCAAGATTGCTGATGAAATCCACACGACCAACCCAGTCCTTGCAGAGCTGATACAGAAGGAGAACCCGTACGTTCCCATCTGGGTGCTGCCAAATGCCATTGACACACGCAGGGAGCAATGGACAGACATTGAAAAGGTAGAGGGATTCAACGTGGGTTATATGGGTGCGTTGCATCACGATGATGATTTGGCCTACAATCGCATCAATTTGGATGGCCTTAACGCATACACCATTGAGTACTACAAAGAAGCTCTAAACGCTTCTAATGCGTTTGAACGGGCTGACCACACCACCTACGGCAAGTTGTACAAGCAGATTCACGTCAGTATCGCTCCGCTTGCGCCAAGTACCTTCAACCGATGCAAGTCAAACCTCAAGGCGATTGAAGCTGGTTTCACCAAGACGTGCATCATTGCGCAGGACATGCACCCGTACACGCCATTCCTAAACGAGAACAATGCCATCCTGTGCAAAGGACCAGCCCATTGGGAGGAGGAACTCAAGAACCTTGACCCAGCAAGATGCGCTGCATTAGCCGAGCAGTTGCACAAGGACGTGCAGTTCTACACCATCCAGAATATAAACGACACACGCCAGCAATGCTTCGCACAATAAACGTCCCCAGCGTATGGGCTGACATCAAGCTCAAGGACTTCCAACGCTTTATGGGGGCAAACCCCACCGATGAAACTGCTGATGACCTTGCCCTGTCCATCTTCTGTGGCATTGACAAGGATGAGCAGAGCCTGTTTCCCGTGAACGAAATTGAGGACATCAAGACCATTATGGCAGGGGTGTTCATGCAAAATCCAGAGTTGCAACGCTTCATCAAAATCGGTGGCGTGGAGTACGGCTTCCACCCCAAGCTGGAGGACATCAGCATCGGTGAGTTCGTGGACTTGGAGGAGTATATGAAAGACCCCATCAAGAACGCCACAAAATGGATGGGCATCTTGTACCGACCCGTTACGAAGAAGGTATTGAACCGCCACGAGATAGAACCATACCACCCCGATAAGCACGATGGTGCTGCGTTTGATGACATCACGATGGATGTAGTGCAAGGTGCGCTGCTTTTTTTTTATCGTTTAGAGATAGGACTGCAGATATCTTCTCTGACCTATTTGAAGCAACAGGCGGAACAAGAGAAGTCCTTGACGCACGAAGTGCCTTTGGAAAACGATGGGGATGGTACGCAGTCCTCCATCAGCTTGCTGCAGGGGCTATACAAAATCTTGACAAAGTAACGGAGCTACCCTTGTACCAATGCCTAACGTGGATAACCTACGAGGCTGACAGGGCAAGACTTGAGCAGACCATATCACGACAACGTACCCGATAAGTGGTTTTATATTTATGAAGTACGGCTACTATCAAGTGTGTGAGGCTCTGCAATCAGCAGCCGAATCCGCATCATACGTCAACTCGGTAACGTGGGGCAACATCTTTGACGTTGACATGCGCAAGATGACCCTGTTCCCCCTATGCCATATCCTCACCGGCACGGCTGAAATCCAAGAGCGCACGGTCACCTACTCCATTGACATACTGGTCATGGACGTGATGGACTATTCCAAGCAAGACCCGAACGTTGAGCCGTACTCGTTTCAAGGCGTAGCCCAGAAGCAAGACATCTATCACCGCAGCCTGTTCACCCTGCAGGAAATGATTGCCTCAATGCGCAGGGGTGACCTATACACCGATGGCTACCGATTGGTCAACGACCCCGTGTGCGAGCCTTTTGATGAGGACTTTGAGAACACCCTGTGCGGATGGAAGTGTACGCTGCAGATTGAAACCCCCAACCCGACCATCATCTGCTAATGGCACGGCAGACAGGCAACCCCAACCTAAAGAGGGCAGAGAACACCCGGCTTGCATTGGACAAGTTCGGCAAGTACTTGGTTGCTGAAAGCCGCAAGAACCTAACACGCAAAAAAAAGAACGTCACGGGCAACCTGTACAAGTCGCTGGACTACGAAATCACAACTGGTCCCAATAGCCTTGATTTTGACTTCCTGATGGCGGAGTATGGTGAGTGGGTGGACAAGGGTAGAAAAGCAGGAAAAATGCCCCCGTTCGGGGCGATATACGCATGGACTGCTCGCAGACGTTTGCAGTTCAAGGACAACAAAGGCAAGTTCCTTTCGTATGCTGAAACCGCACGCAAGGTGATGATTAAGATTAAGGCCAAAGGAATTGAGCCTTCCAACTTCTACTCACGGCCTTTTCAGCTTGGCTTTGACAAACTGCCCACCGAAATACAACAGGCCTATGGCCTTGACGTGGAGGACTTCCTTGAGTTTACGATAAACGAATTGAACAAAAAATATAAGTAATGGCTATCACTATCACCCAGCAGCCACCGACTATCAGCTTCGCAGGTAGCCCTATGGTCTACTCGGTAAGCTCTAACAACTCTGGCAACGCAGGATTCAAGTACGTTGCTGATGTGTTCATTTGGTTTGGTGCTTCGGGTAGCGTACCCGTGAGCTACACCTACCGCCTAATTAAGCGCAAGGAATCGGTCAGCAACCTATACGGGTACTTTGACGTGAGCAACATCGTAAGCTCATACCTGTCCCAAACGAACATTGACCATGCAGCAGGCACGGCTACCGACAACGACCAGACCGTCTGCAACGTGGTGGTCAAGTTCCGTGAGTTCACAACGGCAGGCGGAACCGGTGCGGTAAGCGCAACAAGCAATACCATCCAAGCCTACGATGGGTACACGGAGTTCGTAGATGGCGTAAACGACACGACCACCACAGGGGTGATGACAAGCGGCAGCAGCCAGCAGTACATCCAGCTTGAGCAGGCCATGACCATAGGCATCGTGCCTTCTCTGGTCAATGGTATGTTTGTGGAATACTCGGATGGGCAAACCGCTATGACTGATGTAGCATCTTTTGGCGCTACGGATTCAACCGATTCTACCGACAAGCTTTACTTCATCCCAGCGGGCGTAGCCAACCTCAACGATTCGGTCATTGACCCCAAGCCAGAGGATGTCACCGACCTGCAGTACTACGACCTTTCTCTTGGCGATTACACAAGCATTGATTACGCACGTAGGGTAGTAACCGATGGCGGTACTTGCGAGGCTCTAACGTGCCTTGAGAACGCCATACAAGAGTTGGGCAATGATGATGCTGACTACACCACCCGCTTCTATCCAACGTGCGAACCACGCTACACGCCCATCACCATAGCCTACCAAAATAAGTACGGGGCTTGGGACTACATCGTGGCCTTCAAGAAAAGTGTGGAATCAACCCGTACCGACAAGAAGCGTTACACCACCAACATCGGAACCATAGGCAGCAGCACTTGGACGTACGACCCCACCACGGCTTCACCAAACAAGACCTACAACAACTTCGGCACGGATAGCATCACGCTCAACACGGGCTTCTTGAACGATGGCTACAACCAAATGGTCAAGGAAATGCTGC